GCTTTCATGTCTAGTGATGCATACCTTGATTTAATAACAACGTTCGTGACGTTCGATTCTCCTGCTAATCTGTCAGGGTCTAATCCTTGACCGATTTTAAATATATTTTCTTTGAGTATTTCCAGAATCAACTTTCTTGCTTCTACTGGTATTTCAATACTCATATACTCAATATCGGCACTGTCACCCCCGCCATTGGGTATGCCAACCATTTTATATTTCTGCATCCCTTTTCTCACTGCTTCGAGTTCCTCAGTATCTCCCGTGAACCCTTTGAGTTTAACGATTGCTTCCTGAAAAAGATTAATGTTATCTATAAAACCAGAGTTAATTGAGTTGTACATGTCAATCAATTCTTGTATGCCCTCTAAATCTGATTTCTTTGATTTATTATTAAACATCGGGATAAAAGGAATAAAAGGTAAATTTTTACCATGTACAGCTTCTATTGCATCGTTATAAACCTTTTTTTCGATGTAATGACTTTGAGTTTCAGAATTGACAATTTTGTCCTTGACGATTTTGTCAATTTTAACACCTTGTTTTGTCCACGTCTCCACATTGTATGTGTCGGAATCTATTAGATAATAGCGAATAATACCAATAATATACTTTTTATATTTATCGTAAATTGGAATTATGTCAGAATCATTAACTAGCATCCAGTCCAATTTGTTAGACTCATTAACATAAAAGTGAACCCATGCAGTAGTGTCTAAAGATGCATTTAATAAAACATCTTCAAGCAAGTCTACTATAATTGTAGTTGTGTATTCTGTTATTTTTAATTCGGGTTGTTTTGCTAAAAGATAATTTATTTTTTGCTCAATTAGCATCTTAAAGTAATTGGTATAAAGTTGACAACCATCTTTTCCTTTTACCTCGCTAATTTTACCTCCTGAATGAATATTCACACTACCAGTTCCTTTTTCAGGATGGTGGTAATAATATTTTCTTGCAATGTACCGACCTTTTTTAGCTTTTATATCTGCTTTAAGTGTATCAATTAACTTTTCCATTTTGTCCCCCTCTTATCTTTTTACTCCGAACTTAATCTTGGAATCTATTATATATCTTTCAAGTGCATATCTCAAAGCGGCTGACCCGTCTGGTTCATCTGGAAAGTCATATATGATATTTCCGTCCTTATCTTTTTTATACTCGTAACACTGCAAATCAGCGGCAACATTTGGGGTTCTTTTCTTATCACAAACTATTTTTGACCTGTCTTGAATCCATTTTATTCCGTGTGGTTTACTGTCTTTTCCTTTTTTGGCTTTTCCAACATTTAACTTTAAGAGGTTCATTTCATTTATTGTCCTTGGGTCTTCACTGTCCCCATTTATATAATGTCCACCAGCTTTTTCTTTAATTTTGGTAGCAAGCATAAAATTAGCCGCACCATAAAGATATACCTCGTCTATGACATACACTATGTCGTTTTGTTTATCATAATAAGCTTCTAAGTAACAAGATGCATGTGAATAACCAAAGTCAAGACCTCTATCAATCTTATCAAACTGTTTTATTTCCTCGTCTGTTATAGTTCTCAGTTCCAGAACTCCATTGGGATTATCTTTTGTCTTTGCTGGATATATTTCAAGACCTTCACCTATTTCTTCACCTAAATACATGTGACTATACTTTCGATAATTTTGTAATTTCAATGTCTCAGCTTCCTGAAAAAACACCTCACCCAACCATTCCCTTGGAGCTTCTTTATAAGTCGAATGGTGGTATCTCCTATTTGGCATTTCTATTTTTGATTCTTTATTGACCCAATTATTGCAGGATGCAGGGGGGTTATACATATAAAAGGCTATAGCATCATCACCCCCACGAAATAAGGAAGCTAAGATTTGGCGTATTTCATCCATACCAGAGAATTCCGTTAGTTCTTCAAACAAAGCAATTTTACAATAACCTTTTTTAAACTTTATAGACTTTATTTTTTCATAATCACGTTGATTCGCACAACCCCTAAAAAGTATAGTTGATTCTTGAAACCATATCCTCATAGGACTTTTTGTATAATGCCAGTATGATGACAAACCTAATATATCAATTGCCCAAAGTAAATTTTCAAATACCGAATCATAAATCGTATCTTTAACTTTTCTAAGTGCGACCGTGTGAGTAACATCTCCATTAAGAGCATCACGAGTCATACTATAGATAGTATAAATAAAGGCAAATGAGGATTTTAGTGAACCTCTTCCACCACCTAAAAGATAATGCAGGTGTTTTTTATCTTCAATATCCCAAAACAAATCATAGTAAGCTGTTCCAATGCAATCAATTAAATCGACCTCCATATCTAAGCTTCCTTCCTTGGGATAGAGTTATTTATAATTATGGTTGGTTCTCCATCAATAGGTCTATCCATCAACTTATAAATTTTCGCCATGATTTCACACGCTCTTATTCTGTCCCTTGCTTTTAATTCGATTTCAATCGTTTTAACCTCGTCATCATAACATCCTTTATCTCCCGACCTAGTAACCACAACATGTTTTTCTTTCTCAGTCCCTCTAATACAACCACTAAGATAAGCAAGTATTTCATTTTGTTTAATAATTAGACCGTCTTCCTTTGCTTTAAGTCTGTTTCTTATGTATTCTTTTATGTGAGGTTTCATTAACAATTTTGCAGACCCTTTTTGAATCGTATCTCTATCTTTACAATTATATCCTGCTTTTTCGTATGCTTCACATGCATTAAAAGATATTACATAAAAGTCGCAAAATAACTTTTGTCGTTCGTTTAACATCTTTTATCACTCCTTTTGTATCTTATTATACCATGTATCGGTTTATACGTGTTTATACAGCAAACAACCACTAGATTACAGACCCTTTTTTAATAGGATGTTCGTCTAATGGTTCTAAGCATTTATATTATAACACATCATCGTCCTTTATTCTTCTTATATTGTAAGACCCTTCTATTATACCTATAACTATCAAATCGTTGATGTCACCTTTAACTTCGTCCAATTGATTTAATATTGTTATATGTTCGTGTTCTTCGTCAGGATGGCAATTGTCAAGGTCTTCCTCCAAAGATATTTGAGTGTTTAAATAAGCTTCTAGCAATTCAATTTTGTCCTTATTTAATTCTAATTTTACTAATATTTCTTTGGCGTTCAAGATTCTTGCATCTAATCCTTTTATACTGACTTTCTCAGCTTCCTGGCTAAAATAATAATGATTGTAGTAAAATAATCTCAATAACATTATTCCCATGTAACATTTTTCGACAAAATGAATTTTAATATTATACTTTGCTTGAAAACTTAAAAATGAAGCTAAGAAACTATTTTGATGGATTCGTGACCGATGGTTTCCTGTGAAGATATCGTTTAACGTGTTTTCTTCAATTATAAGATGTTTATTGTGATTGAAAGGAACTTTATCCCATTCCCTTTTAAATCTTTCTCTATTTGTAGTAAAATTTTGTGAAAGTTCGTCTAATGAGTTTTTTCGCTCAACAACACATTCAATTTGAGTTCCTTGAAATTCGCAAATATAATCACCATAAGGCAACCCCGTAATATCCCATTTGACCCCTAGTACTTCAAGACAATCTATTATATGACTATTTTCTTTTTCCCTACTATCGACGATGACGGTTATGTGTTTTAACCAATCATCAAACTTCAATTTTTTAGACTTCATTGTTCAACACCTTCTTTTCCCTAGCGTGCAATTCATGTCTCATTAACAGTATTATTGTTTTTAATTGACTGTCTGTATAAGACCCAACCAATGATTTTAAAAAAACTTTTGAAAACTTGTTTTCCTCAACCAATATTGCAAGTTCCATAGCAAATTTAATTATTGCGACTTGGGTTTTCGCATCAAAACTCTTTACATTATGTTTCCTTTGGTCTATCATCATCTTTATAAATTCTTTCATGTTACCTCACGACCTTCGTATTGGATTCGGTTTAAGGGTGCTTGCGACACCCTCTATTTTATTCTTCCATCAATGGAATTTTAATGTTTAATTCAAAA